GAAATTTTGGAAATTATCTCTGATTTCTAAAAAAACAAGATGACGCGCAAGACGTACTTCGGACAAGTGTGCAAGAAACACCCCGAGCTCAAAGGCGAGCGTCGGATCAGTTGCCGTCAGTGTGTTTTGTGCAAGCAGGAAAGACAAGTCGCGAAACGACGTGTAAAAAGACAGATCGATCCTACGCGTGGGTTTTGTAGGACCATCGGGGTGACCGGTTTTCCCATTGATAACAAGCACCCGTTCAATCGGGGACGCGAGAGGTGGATATAAGTGGGTTTACGCGGCGCAGGCATAGATGCCTCTTTAAACGCTCGTTCCCGGGCGAAGAAGTGGGTACCGCCGTGGGAAAAACGAGGTCTCACGCGTGCGCAGCGAGTTATCGCCTTTTGCGAGGACTTGACCGTCACTTCGGGGTCGATCGCAGGCAGTCAACTGCGTTTGCGACCATTTCAACGTCGTTTCATCAAGGCGGTTTACGCGGTCGACAAGAACGGGCGACGTCCCATCAGGACAGCAGTCCTGACGATGGGACGCAAGAACGGCAAGACGCAACTCGCCGCGGCTCTCGCGCTGTGTCACGTCTGCGGCCCCGAGGCGGAAGAACGCGGCGAAGTTTACTCCTGCGCCAACGATCGCTTCCAGGCTGGCAAGGTCTTCAACGAAATGTCGGCCATGATCCGCCGACACCCGCACCTCAATCTCAGAGTGTCCATCGGCCGCTTCCACAAGAAGATCGAAGACCTGCACAACGAGTCGTTTTACCAAGCGGTGAGCGCTGAGGCCAAGACGAAGATGGGTCTTAACCCGTCGCTCGTCGTGTACGACGAACTTGGGCAAGCCCCGAACCGCACTCTGTACGACGCAATGGACACCGCGCTCGGCGCGCGCTCGAGCCCGCTCATGCTCGTCATCTCGACGCAAGCGGCCGACGACACCGCGCCTATGAGCCAACTGATCGATTACGGAAAGCGGGTGAACGCCGGCGAGGTTGACGATCCGGCTTTTCATCTGACCTTGTACGCAGCCGACGAGAACGATGACCCGTGGGCGTTGTCTACTTGGAAGAAGGCAAACCCAGCGCTTGGCGACTTTCGCTCCCTCGATGACGTCAAGCGTCTCGCGGCACAGGCTCAGCGCATGCCCGCGCAGGAGTCCGCTTTCCGTAACCTGATCCTCAACCAGCGCGTCGCCGCCGAGTCGCGCTTCATCAATCGCTCAGAGTGGGTTCTCAACTCGGGCGCTCCCAACATCCCCAAAGGCGCGAAGGTCTACGCCGCACTCGATCTCGGTGGGACACGCGACCTTTCCGCCCTGATCATTCTGTACAAAGACCCCGAGCAAATCTACCACTGTCAGCCGTACTTCTGGGTCCCAGGAAACATCCTCGAGCGCACCAAGGTCGAGAACATTCCCTACGACGCATGGCAGCGGCAAGGCCTGATCACTCCCTGCGGCGTCAGCACTGATCCCAAGATCGTCGCGCTGAAGCTGGCGGAGATCAACGCCGAGACGCCTGTCATCGGCCTCGCGTACGACCGCTGGCGTATCAACGACTTCAAGCGCGAGCTCGACGCATTGGGCAGCGCTATCCCCCTCATTCCCCACGGACAGGGCTACAAGGACATGGGCCCGGCGATCGACATTCTCGAGCGCATTATCGTGCAGGGACGTCTCAGGCATGGGGCAAACCCACCTCTGACGATGTGCGCGGCTAACGCCGTGGTCGTCAAAGACCCGACGAACGCCAGAAAACTCGACAAGTCGCGCAGCACGGGCAGGATCGACGGACTCGTTGCCTTGGCCATGGCGTTCTCCCTGACAGTCATTCCTAAAGAGCAGGAAGTCGACGTCTCGACTTTGATCGCGTGATGCTGAGCATCGTCGTCATCTTCATCACCTTGCACGCTCCCAATGGCGACAAGATCGATATAAACCCAGACAGCATCACGAGCATGAGAGACCGCGCGTCGCAGAACGATGCAGATGGCAGGTTGATGGCCAAAGGCATCGAGTGCATGATCAACCTGAGCGACGGAAAATATGTTTCTGTCGTGGAGCACTGCGACCAGGTTCGTGGGTTGATCGAGGCGGCTCGGGGGCAATGAGTGGCTACTCAGCCGTCCTCCTCAAAAGGATATCTAGCACCATGCCAATCAAACCGGAAGCTAGAACGCAAGCAACTGTCACGATCCCGGCTGGCCAAGCTGTTTCCAATTCTGTCGATTTGACGACTGGCACGCTGTCGGTGGTGATATCTCCTCCGGGCTGGACACCGGCCAACCTGAGTTTTCTGATCTCGACCGATAACGTGACCTTTGCCAATCTGTTCGATGCAGACGGCAGGGAAGTGATAAAACCGATCGGTCCCGGCCGAGCCGTGATCATTGATCCTTCTCTTACGACCGGCGCAATGTACGTGAAATTCCGCAGTGGCCCGTCAGCCAACCCAGTGACACAAACCGCCGATCGTGTTTTCAGTTTGATCATTGTCTGATCAGAGGCGACGGGGGCAATGAACGAACTACGTTTGGAAATTGTCTTCACCAACCCGTTGCAGATCGTGCCGGCGCTACCGGCAAGTGGGCGTCAAAGCATTACTGTGTCTTATGACGCATTCAGCATCACGTCAGAGGGAGACCACATCATGTACACCTTGCCAGTCGATCACCAAGTGCACATGCAGGTGAAATATTTCGACAGCGCAGGAAATCCAGCGGTCATTGACGGGGACGTCATATGGGAGTCGTCAGACGAAGACATTGCCACCGTCACGGCTGACGCGTCGGACTCGACCATGTGTCTCGTGCGTCCTGTGTCGCAGATCGGACAGGTGCAGATCAAGGCGAAAGCCGACGCGGACTTAGGCTCAGGCCTGCGCGTCTTGATCACTACGGCAGATATCGAGGTTGTCGCTGGCGAAGCGGTCGTGGGGACGATTAGCCCTGTGGGTGACCCCGAGCCGATCAATGGGGCATAAAGCGCGTATATCCCGCGTTGTGAGCGCGAAAATCGCCTCACGGCGTCCTGAGCGCGCCTGGTGACCTTCCTAAACGACATGCTTGTGTGTGCGACGTCGTACGTCGCCACTTTCATCGTGGGTTTGTCCCTTGGCGCGTTCGTCGTGCTGCTCGCTTTTTCCCTGGTTCTGATGAACAAAGGCGATTGATGGTGTGGCCGTCCCTCGCACTACTCTTGAACCTTGTGACGGTGCACGCACCGGACGGCGAGACCATCACTTTGAATGCCCAAGAGATTTCCAGCATCCGCACGCCTCGAGACTCTGACGTCGATCACTTGCAGAAAGATGTTCATTGCGTGCTGTGGATGACCAATGGAAAATTCATTGGGACTACAGAGTCCTGTGTGGACATTATTCGCATGATTGCGGCAGCGGAGAAGCGGGCGCACTAATTCTTCTCTTCGTGGCCGTCGTCCTAACTCTTCTTGCCCTGTGCTTTGTTGACAGGAGTGATCTATGAGACACGAGGAAGTCAAGAGCTTCAAGCGAGAGCCTGCGCTCGCCCCACTGGCGTTGCCTCCGGGAAACTTATTCCGACGCTCGCTCACTGCGCGCGCCATCGGGCACGTTGCGAAGCTAGACCCGGTGTTCATCGCTGAACAGCTGTGGCCGAGCGATCGCGCTGTCGGCATTGTGTTGCGCGCGACGTCGGCCCCGGCCATGACCACAGTCGCAGGGTGGGCGCAAGAGCTCGCGGTTAAGTACGTGGCCGACACCATCGAGGCGCTCGGCGCAGCGTCAGCCGCAGCAGATGTGCTCGAGAGATGCCTCGTCCTTAATTGGGATGGGGCAGGCAGTCTCACTGTCCCTAACCTGGTCGCGGCAGCGGCTAATGGTGGGTTCGTGCAAGAGGGCTCGCCCATTCCTGTGCGGCAACTGTCGAGCACAGGCCCGACAATCAATCCTTTCAAGGTGGCGTCGATCGCGGTCTTGTCACGCGAGATGATAGAGTCGAGCAACGCCGAGGCGTACATCGGGGATACCTTGATCAAGTCAGCCGCCCTAGCGATCGACGCGGCTTTCTTCGACAACGCTGCCGCTACGGCCGCGCGCCCTGCCGGCATTCGCAATGGCATCTCGACAATCACTGCGAGCAACAACGCAGACTTTTTCGCCGCTGTCGGCGAGGACGTCGCGGCCCTGGTCAACGCTGTCGCGGCAGTTGGTAACAAAGGTCCCTTCATCCTCGTGGCAAACGCCGGCCGAGCGGCGGGCTTTGACATGCGCTTTTCTCGTGGCAACACTATCATCGTTCTCACGTCGTCACTGGTGGGTACTGATCTGATCGCGATTGCCCCACAGGCTATCGCCGCCGCGTTCTCGCCCACTCCTGATATCGAGACCGCCACTACTGGCACGTTGATGATGGACACCGCCCCGCAGGTCGTAGGCACCACGGGGCAGTCAGAGCGCAGTCTATTTCAGACTGACAGCATCGCTCTAAAAATACGCTGGCCTGTTTCGTGGGTCGTACGCGACTCTCGCGGCGTTGCTTGGACCACACCATCGTGGAAGTAGCCATGCGCGCCGAGCTCGACACCTTCATCGACGATCTCCCCGACATGGACCCGGTCATCGCGACCGAGACCACGCACTACGGCTGGCGTGGGTTGACAAGCGGCGGCGAGGTGCTCGAGGTGAAAGGCGGCCCTATCCCCGATAACCTCACAGTCGCTTGCGCGGGTTTGGCGATCGGGCGTCGCAAAGTCACTAACGACACGTCGGTCGATATCAGTGATTATCTCAGGCGCTTCAATGGCGTGGTCGACGCCTACAAGGCGAACCGTTTAGACGAGGCACTGAGCATGGCCTCACTCGTCACTCCTCCCACCATCAGGTCTAAGTTCAATCGCGCCATGGTGCTTCTCGCCGCAGGGCGATGGCACGAAGGTCTGCACGAGTACTGGGAGTGCGAGCAGTTTGAGCCATTCATGCGTCCTCAGGTCAAGGAGGCGCTCGAGCTCGGGCTAAAGCCGTGGATGGGTGAAACGACGGGCAAAGGCGTCGTTATCATGCACGCCCATGGGTTCGGTGACACTCTCATGATGCTGAGGTTCTTGCCTCGGGTACGCGCACTTGAAAGAGTGTCGCTGCTCGTTCCTCGTGAGCTTCGCCGCCTCGTGCAAGGCGATATCAGCCCAGCGGGTTGTGAGTACTACTGCCCCATTCTTCATCTCTTGCACTTCTTGAACATCTCCCCACAAGACGTCCGCTCGTGTTCGTACATTCGCCCCGACTCGCGTCTGGTCGAGCGATGGCTCTTGCGCATAAACTCGCCGCGCAAGAAGATCGGCGTCGCGTGGTCAGTGGGTAAGCCCAGCGTGGGTGACTATCCGCGCGAGATGCCGCTAGAGACTCTTGTCTCCGCTCTCAGAGGTTCTGACGTCGAGCTTCATAGCGTGCAGGCGCAGGGCGAGGACGAGGCCCGCGCTCTCGGAGTCAAGACTCACACCTACGACGACTTCGCCGACTGCGCCGCGGTCATGAGCCTGATGGATGAAATCGTCAGCGTTGACACCGCCGCGTTGCATCTCGCCGGCGCGATCGGCCATCCCAAAGTATTTGCCTTGCTGTCGCATTGGCATAGCTGGAGGTGGATTGCCCCTTGGTACGAAAACGTCAAGCTCTGCGTGCAGCTTTCGCCAGGAGACTGGCTGAGCTCTATTGCGCAAGTCATATGATGCGACGTTTTACTTGGATGGAGTTGGGCGTCACTCCCATCGAGGGCCCCTTCTCCAAGTACATGACGGCGCAAGAGACGGCGATCTTGGTGACTCTAATCGGACTATCCGACCCTAAAGTGGTGATTGAGTTCGGGTGCAACGAGGGCGTGACGTCGAAGCGCATCCTCGACAACGTGCCGAGCATCGAGAAGTATATCGGCATAGACGTGGCGATCGACCACGTCCCTGTGCTGGGGTGTCAGTTCTGGGAAGTGCCCAAGCATCCTGGCGCCTACGCTGCCAGCGACGCACGTTTTCAACTGCTGACTTCGCCGTCGCAGTACTTGACCGCTGACATGCTCGAGCCGTGTGACGCTGTATTCATCGATGGGGACCACAGCGAGAGAGTCGTCTTGCACGAGAGCAACATCGCAAGAAGGCTAGTCAGGCCTGGCGGCATCATCTGCTGGCACGACTTTCAGAACCCAGCTGTCGAGGTGACGCGCGCTATACACAAGCTGTGCGATCAAGGTTGGCCCATCAATTGCGTCGAGCATTCGTGGCTCGCGTTCACGGAGGTGAGTCATGTCTAAGCGACGGGCGCATTGCAAAAGCACCAAAGAGAACTACGACGACTTCATGGACGAGTGCATCCAAGAAGTGCTCGACAACGAGGACGCCGAGGACGAAGAGGAAGCCAGAGATCAATGCCAAGAGATGTGGGACGAGCGCAGCGCAGGCAAGGCCACGTGTTACAAGACGCATGCCTCCGACAAGACTAATGGCATGGAGTTCATTCTGTCCGACGAAACGCCGGACCGCATGGACGATGTGATCATGAGTGATGGGTGGGAGTTGAAGGCGTTCAAGAAAAACCCGATCGCACTTTTCAGTCACCGCTCGGACTTCCCCATCGGCACGTGGTCGAACATCCGAGTCGAGGACAAGCAGTTGCGGGGGCACTTGAACTTAGCACAGCGTGGGACGTCGGAGCGCATCAACGAAATTATCAGTCTAGTCGAACAAGGAGTTCTCAGGGCGGTGTCCGTAGGCTTCAAGCCATTGGAGATCAAGGACAGGGAAGGAAGTGAGTGGGGCTACGAGTACGTGCGCAGTGAGCTGGTCGAGACGAGTCTCGTCGCGGTGCCGGCAAACCCGAACGCCCTCGCAGTCGCGAAGTCGATGAATATATCTCCCGAGACAATCGATCTGGTCTTCGCCGGGCAAGGCAATAGAGACGGGATCAGGCGTCGTGGGTTCAACGGCGGGAAAGCCAAATCACATACCAGCGAAAGGAGTCGAGGCATGTCCAGCCTTGCTCAGCGTATCATGGACTTGGAGACAGCGATTGTCACCAGGCGAGACCAACTCGAGGCACACCTCGACAAGATGAATGACAGCAACGTCAGCGATGCAGACCTGGAGACGACCAGGAACCTCAATGCTGAAATCGCGCAATATGAAAGGACGCACGAGACTCTCGTCGCGTCGGAGAGGCTGCTCGCCAAGCAGACGCAAGACCCGCCGACCCAGCGCAGCCGCGCCTTGAGCACGACTGTTCTGTCAGGCGATGACAGGCGTCCGCCCGCCGCTCCCGCGGTCATCACCCACCGCAAGCCCGACAGCATCGATCTGATGGACTACTTCGTCCGCGCAGCGGCCGTGATGTACGCGTCCAAGGCGTGGCCGAACCAGCACATGGATGGAGTTAGGCAACGGGTCAACCAGCTGGGCAAGCCGCTCGACGACGAGGCGACCAAGGTCGTCTGTGATATCGTCCTGCGCGCTGCGTCGGCGCCCGCCTTGACTACGGTCACTGGATGGGCGGCTGAGCTCGCTCAGACCACGTACGCCGGCTTGATGCCTCTCCTGATGCCCAAGGCGATCTTGACGCGACTCGCCGCTCGCGGCTTGTCTCTCGGCTTTGGCGCAGCGGGTAGGATTGTCATCCCGACGCGCAACCGCACCCCGAGCCTCGCCGGATCATTCGTCGGCGAAGGTCTGCCCATTCCTGTCAGGCAGGGCGCGTTCTCGTCCCAGACGCTGACCCCCAAGAAGATGGCGGTCATCACGACTTGGACGAAGGAGATGGACGAGCACAGCATCCCCGCAATCGAAGGACTCCTGAGGGAAGCTATCCAGCAGGATACGTCGGTGGCGGTTGACACGGTGCTGCTCGACGCAAACCCGGCCACGGTCATTCGTCCGGCCGGACTGCTCAACGGCGTCAGCGTGACCACCGCGACTGCGGGTGGAGGCCTCGCTGCATTGATCGGCGATATCGGCGCGCTGATCAGCGCTATCACCACTAACACGTTCGGCAACGTGCGTGGGTTGGTGTGGCTGACGAACCCGACTGATATGCTTCGCGCGTCGCTCACTGCGGCGGCAAACACGGGCATATTCCCCTTCCGCGATGATATCGCCAGGGGCACCTTGAACGGCATTCCTATCATCGACTCGGCGACGGTGACGGCGAAGACCTTGATCTTGGTCGACGCGGCTGACTTCGTGGCGGTGGGTGGGGACGCCCCGAGGATGGAGATGAGCGATCAGGCAACGCTGCACATGGAAGACACGACTCCGCTCGAGCTGGTGGCGTCGCCGTCGACTGTTGCTGCGCCTCAGCGCTCGCTATTCCAGACTGACTCTCTCGCCCTGCGCATGGTGCTCCCATTGAATTGGGTGCAGCGTCGTACGGGCACGGTCGCCTGGACGCAGAACGTCACTTGGTGAGGTGACGACAGTGGGGCGACATACGTTCATCGAAGGCTTAAAGATCGCAGGTGTGATTGCGGGGGTAGCGCTTCTCATCTACGGTCTTTATGTCGTGTTCAACTAGGAGAGTCACATGTCATCGACAAAACTTTCTGAAGACCCCGCGACCGAAGCTGCTAAGAAAGCAGTCGAGGAAGACAAGAAGATGGCGGCGCGATCAAGGGCCGAGTACGCCGAGCGTTCGAAAGGCAAGCCGACTCCTACGCAGGAGGAGAACGATCTCGCCATGCACGGCGCGCACATTCTCGAGCACGAGGACGACGGCAGCGGGCCTGACCCATATCAGACGCGTCAGATGGAGCCAGCTCACGCGTCGGGCAAGCCGGCGAACTATACGACTAGGTCAACTGGATCGTCCAAGGCCCACAGCGAGTAGCTGAGCATGCGCGCGTTGATCGCCAGCACCCTTCGCTCAATCTTAAAATCGGTCGAGGGTCAATTTCGCCCCGGGCCTTACTACCTACCCATCACGGGTGGGTGGTTGCCCGATGGCGCGGCGATCAACTGGTGGCAAGAGGGTTATAACCCGATGTATGCCACCACATGCTCGGCGATGGTCGAGGCGTGCGTGTCAGCGTATGCTCAGACCATCGCCATGTGTCCTGGCGACCACTGGCGAGCTACACCTAAAGGCGGGCGAGAGCGGGTGAAGAACTCCGCCCTCGCTCGCATCTTGCGACGTCCGAACGACTATCAGTCGATCAGCGATTTCCTGTTGAACGCGGTCAGGTGCTTGTACCTGACAGGTAACGCCTACGCTCTGGCGTTGCGCAACTCCCGCTATGAAGTCACTGAAGTCCACTTGATGCATCCCGAGATGTCATATCCTCGCCTGGCAGAAACGGGCGACATTTTCTACAGTCTACGCGGCAACGATATCGTCGCGAAGAGGTTCAATGACGAAGACCTGATCGTGCCCATGCGAGATGTGCTGCACATCAGGCTACACGTCAATCGCCGTTTTCCCACGCCGTTGATCGGCGAGAGCCCCATCGTCGCCGCTTACGGCGACATTGGCATCTCGGACTCGATCGCCAAGCAGCAGATGAATTTCTATCGCAACGAGGCGCGCCCCAGCGCCGTCCTGTCGACTGACTTGGTGCTTGACAAGGATCAGGTGCAGTCGTTGCGCGATCGGTGGAACGAACAAGTGAAAGGCGCCGGGCAGGGTGGGACACCCATCTTGACCGCAGGCCTCAAGGTCCAACCATGGGCGTTCGGAGGCAAGGACGCCAACACTGCTGAGATGCTCAGGCTGAGCAACGAGCACGTGGCGTTGGCGTTCAGAGTGCCTCTTCAGATCTTAGGTCTTGGCGGCCAGTACTCGTCCACTGAGCTGTTGATGCAGTCGTGGATTGCGTCGGGCCTGGGCTTCGCGCTTAATCACGTCGAAGAGGCGTTCGGTCTTTTATTCTCGCTTCGAGGACAGCCTGACGAGTACGTTGAGTTCGACACCTCGGCGCTCCTGCGCTCGGCGTTCAAGGATCGTATTGAAGGACTCGCCCGCGCTGTGCAGGGCGGCATCTACGCTCCGAACGAAGCGCGCAACGAAGAGAGCCTTGATGCTGTCGAGTTCGGGGATGAGCCTCGCGTGCAACAGCAAGTCGTGCCTCTGAGCGCCGCTGCTGAAATCCCGGCTGCCCCAGCCGCTCCATCTGCGCCCGCAGCTCCCGCCGCCCCTCCTCCGGAGAAGGTCGATGACTATGCATCAATTCAACGGGAAGCCAAGCACATCCTCCGACTCACTGACGACATTCGCCGACGAAGACGAGCATCATCTGGCCCTTGACGGCTGGCGCCTAGCTATTGCTGAACTTTTCGACAGACAGCAACAGGAGTGGGAGCGACAAGTCAAGTTGATGCAGGCTCAGTCTGACGCCATCATCTCGCGCCTCGAGGCGCACGTCGCGACGCTTAATGATCGCATCAACACCCGCCTGGCCGAGCTCAGGGACGGCAAGGATGGGGCGCAGGGACCGCAGGGTGCCGACGGTGTTCCTGGTCCACAAGGCGTACAAGGTGAACGAGGTGCGCAAGGAGAAAAAGGCCCACAGGGTGAACCGGGGCAGCCAGGCGCGCAAGGTGAACGTGGGGAACGTGGAGAGCAAGGCCTGATAGGTCCTATGGGTGAACGCGGCGAGCGCGGTGACGATGGTGCACCGGGCGAGCGTGGCGAGAAAGGGGAGCGTGGTGAAAAGGGAGACGTGGGAGAAGAAGGCGAGCAAGGCAAAATTGGCCCCGCGGGCGAGCGTGGGGAAAAAGGAGAAGCGGGCCCTCAAGGCCTTGTCGGCGAAAAAGGAGTTCAGGGCGAGCAGGGGAAGCAGGGGGAGATAGGCCCGCGAGGCGAGAACGGCAAGGATGGACTGCCCGGCATGATCGCTCAAGTCAAGGCGTTCATGGGTAACTCAGTTCATTATTGCGGAGATGTCGTCACGTGCGATGGGGGCACGTGGCAGGCGAAACGCGACACAGCGCGCGCCCCACCGCACGAGGACTGGGCGTGTCTCGCGCAGGCGGGGCGCAACGCTGTGAGCCCGAAGATCAAGGGGACTTATCGCGAAGATCAGGCGTACACGTACTTGGATATCGTCGCTCTTAACGGGTCTAGCTTCATCGCGAAGTGCGACGAGCCCGGTATGTGTCCCGGCGAAGGGTGGCAAGTGATTGCGTCGGCAGGCAAGCAAGGCAAGCCCGGCGTGAAAGGTGACAAGGGGGATCGGGGAGACCACGGCCACCATGGCGTGACGACCATTGAGACCAGAGCGTTCAAAGGTTGGATTATCGATCGAGAACGATACATCGTCACCCCGATCCTCGCTGATGGGTCGAAGGGCGAGCCGCTCAACTTACATTCTCTATTCGAACAATACGACAACGATAGGAGTTGACCACATGTCGATCTCTGACACCAGTGAAAATGCCATTCTCGCTTTGATCTTCAATGCGACGACATGGGCCAACTATGCGATCAACGCGTCGGCGTCGCCCGAGACCAATATCGTGGTGGGCTTGCATACGGCCGACCCAGGCGATGCGGGCACGATGGCGACCAGTGAAGCGACCTACTCGCCCTATGCCCGCGTCAACGTCCTGAGGACGTCAGGCGGCTGGACCGTCACTGCAAACTCGGTGTCGCCTGTCGCGGCGATCAACTTCGCAGCAGGGGCGAGCGGCTCGGGTACGGTCACGTTCTTCTCGACAGGCAAGAGCGGAGGCGGCGCAGCGCCTATCTTGTTTAGCGGTACTGTGACTCCCTCCATCTCGACAGGCGCAGGCGTGACGCCCTCGTTGTCCACTGCAACCACGATCACTCTGGATTAGTGCGATGAATATCGCGGCGGAGATGCAGCATTGCATGGTCACTCTCGATGTGCAGCGAGCACGCGAAATCTGGGCCCACTTGTTCCCGCATCTTCCACCCATCAAAAACGATGAAGAGATGCTCGTCACCTTGCACGTGGCGAGAACGCAGAGCGATATCCTCAACACGAACTTGCGCTACTATTCGCATTGCTGGTTGATCGAGCGTGGGTATCCCAGCACGTTGCCCGATCACATGAGGAAGCCCGCCGAGAGGATGTATCCACGCGTGAAGCAGAGTGTGGGTATTTCGGTCAACGCAAGCTCTGACCTCTTCAAGCCGATCATTGGGCATGTTCGCAGTGCGATGTCAGATGCGGTTGAGGAAATATACGCCGATGGTCGTGAGAAGGACGTATCGCTGATCAAGCAGCGTATGAAGGAAGCCAAGCGAGATACAGTGCGACGACTTCTAGGAGTTAGAAATGGCTAGCAAACAAAGTCAAGCGTTGCAGGAAGCCAACGGTCTGATCAACGCAGCCGCGCAAGTCATGGGTCTATTCACCCAACTGCAGCAGCTGCAAGGCGTGTGGACTGACACCAACACGGGCGCGACGCTGGAAAGCCTCGCAACCTGTGCGTTGAATGCGGATGGGTCATTAGGCGCGCCCGATGCGCAACCTGACCCAACTCACCCGATCGATACGACCAAGCATCCTGAGTTGACGCGATCGATCAGCGCCACGCAGATCGAACAGATCAAGTCGACGCTCGACGATATCGTGGCGTACATCAATGGTGCCGATCTTAACGCCAACCCAGGCGCTCGCGCTATTCTCAATATGGCAGTGGGTGGCTGACTGGAGTTGATCCATGGCAACCCAAAAGTACATTCTCAACACTAACTGGGCGGCCGCGTTCGGCAGCGAGGTCAATTCGATTGTCACAGGCAATGCGATCTTGTCGAGCATCGCTATCGCCAACGGCACTGCGCTGGACATGTTCTGCGATGTCTCGCTGTCTCTCGGGTCGATCACGCCGGTGGCGCCGAACTTTATCGGCATCTACATGCATCCGCTCAACCAGGATGGTACGACTTACGGTGACGGTCGCTTCGCGTCGTCGGCCGCAGGTCCGCCCGGCGCGACTTACTATAAAGGCAACATCGTTCTGACGACTACGGTCGGCGTGCAGACCGGCTTGATTTCCGGTATCGTGCTGCCGCCCGGTGACTTTAAGTTCGTGCTGTATAACCGCTCTGGCGCGACGTTGGCGGCGAGCGCAAACACGGTCAAGTATCGGACCTACAACTTCTCCGTGGTCTAAAAATGAAGCTGTTCGACCGAACCTCGAACACGCTCGCGATTGGAGGAAGCGGGCTCGCTCCACAAGAGCTGAAAGTTGATCCTACCCATCCGCTGTCTTTCGGCCTGACGTTCTGTACGGTTTTCAACAGCGGGCTTGAAGTCAGAAACCTCGCGATTGCCGATTATTGGCCGCTCCATGATCCGGCAAGATTGGTGCAAACGCCAGTCGCGGTGACGGCGGGAAATACTCCTGATAGTTCGCCGTGGGGACCGTGCCTTAAGTTCGGCGCAACCGATGCGCTGTCCAAAATCACTTACGGCACGTTCCAGGTTCTCACTGACCTCGAGCACACCGTTCTGGTCATCGCTAATCCGGTTTCGGGATCGAGCGGGACAGGTTCGCCGTTCAGCCAGCGCCTGCAAGGCGGCGCGCAGATCGATATCATTTTCAATTCGGACAAGGTCAACGCGACTGTCGCGGGCAAGTGGACCTACTTTCTAAACAGTAATAACTGCGCCGACTCCATCGCTGGCGCGGTCGACGGCAAATGGCACGTCTTCGTCGGCCGCTCGCAACTCGTTGGTGCGACCTACGCCAGTTCATGTTGGCAAGATGGCGTCAACGTTACCGGAACGACCGGCGGTACGAACAGCGCAACGGACAACTGGGCTGTAACTCAAAAGATCGCTATTGGCGGTTTGGCTGATGCGGCGATAGACCAATATGCAGCCAACTGTTCGATCGCGCTGGTGCTGTGTTGGAATAGGGCGCTCAGCGACGACGAAATTAAGATCATCTCCGGCAATCCGTTCCAGATACTTCAGGGAACGATTGATCGACAGATCAGCGTCGAATATCTACCCGGCGCCACCGGGACAGGAGTTGGTTCTGCTAGCGGCGTCGGCGCGGCGAATGGCGTAGGCGCGTCGCTCGCCACTTCGACCGGCTCTGCTCCTGGCGTTACCAGCGCTGTGAACGGCGTTGGTGCGTCGCTCTTCACCGGTCAAGGTTCGGCCACAGGCGTAGGTGCAGCGACAGGGAGGACGGCTGCACAAGGATCGGCAGCGGGCACTTCGACAGTCACCGCTACCGGCATTACACTGGCTGTCTCCCAGGGGTCGTCGGCAGGGGTAAGCACCGCCGCTGCTCTGTCGTCGTCCCTTGGATCGAGTTCAGGTGTTGGTGCGGGTAACGCGACGTCGCTCGTCTTCGCATCGAGCACTGGCTCAGCGACAGGCGTAGGCGCTGCGACTGCTGCGACTGGCGCGTTGTCGTCGGGCTCGGCTGCAGGCGTGGGCGCCGCTAGCGCGACAGGCCTCGCCATCACATCGGCGACAGGCTCGAGCGCAGGTACAAGCACAGCATCCGCAACTGGTTCGGCACTCGCCAGTTCGGTAGGATCGGCGGCGGGAACGTCGTCGGTTTCCGGGCGCGCGGCTGGTCAAGGTGTATCCTCGGGCGTAGGCACTGCGACAGCCGCGAGCTTGGTGTTTGTATCCTCACAGGGCACGGCTGCAGGCATAGGCGCCGCGTCGGCGTTATCTGGGGCTGCGTCGCTAGCATCAGCCACAGGCGTCGGCACAGCGACTGCTGTAGGCACGGGAATTGTTTCATCTGTCGGTAGCGCGACGGGCGTTGGTTCTGCGTCAGCCATCAGCACGATCACGCTAACGTCAGTCGGCAATGCGGCGGGCACGGCCACTGCCCTCGCATTGTCGCAATCTCGAGGCGCATCCGCGGGAACGTCGAGCGTCAATGGCGTAAGCTCGTCGGTCTATTCGAGCGTAGGTTCGTCGTCAGGCGTCGGCACCGCGACAGCGAGCTCGCAGGTTAACTCGTTCGGTGCGGCCACAGGCGTAGGATTAGCGACAGCTACAGGGCGAGCGACTGCACTAGCGACAGGTTCAGCCGCCGGTGTCAGCAGTGCGTCAGCGAGCGCTCAAGGTTCTAGTGTAGGCGTCGGCTCGTCAGCCGGTGTCGGCACCGCCACAGGGGTGTCGCAAGCGGTATCGAAGGGCACGGCCGCAGGGACGAGCACTGTTCTCGGTGTCGGCGCGTCCCTCAAGTCTGCCAATGGCGCAGCGACAGGTGTGGGTGTTGCAAGTGCAACAGGTCGCACTTTCGTTTCGGGAGTGGGTCAATCAACTGGCGTAGGCACCGCGTTCGCGCCAGCGTCGGCTATCATCACGAGCATAGGCAACGCGGCAGGGCAAGGACAAGCAAACGCAGTTTCTAAAATTCCTGAGATTATCACGATCGAGTTCATCGCCCAGAAACTACCCACTCCGCAGATCACAGGTCAACGAACGTCATCGGTTGCATTCACCGCGCGCAAGGCAAGTAGTCCCGATCGTATCGCACAGGCACACAGCCCATGAGCACCCATGCACTCGAAAACATGTTCGCCGGCGATGACTGGGTAATCAAGGCGACGCTCTTAGACGAGTCGGGCAATCCCTACGACTTGAGCGGTAGCCCGACGATACAGTGGACGTTGATGGACGCTCAGGGCGAGCGCGTGATCGAGAGCAATGAAGTCACCTACACCATAACTAACAGCGCGCAAGGCAAGTGCACGGTCGTCGTCCCCCACACTGTAACGACGCGACTGGCGGGTGACATGTACACCGACGTTCTGCGTCTGACTATCAGCAATGTCGTCAGTACGCTGTCAGTGGGTCAAATCTTAGTCTACACTGACCCATGGGCAGCAGCGGCTGTCGCGATGATACCGAACGACTTCAAGCGAGCGGTGACAGCTAACCACGGTCACGTGTTGGGCCATGCTAAGTTCGGCACCTATCCTAAGGATGCATGATGACTAACCAGACACGCCAAGCGTTAGTTGCACTGGGGTTCATGACGGGCGTTATGGTCGTTGTGGGTTTGATCGCGTTGATTGTCTACGAGGTGGTACATGGTTGATATCATCTTAAAAACCCTGACGCCTGCTACCAATTTCAACTTGCTGACGCTGGACGAATTGAAGACGTCGCTCGATATTGACTTGACTGACACGAGCGAGGACGCGTCGCTACAGCAGATGATTACTACGTTCAGCGACATAGTCGCGAGGACGTGCAATCGCGTCTTCGCCAGCGAGAAGATGCGCGAGACTGTGAGGTGCTTGCAGCCCAACCGCTACTTCGTGTCGCATTATCCGATCAAGCAGGAGACCGATATTGAGAGCATTGAGACGCCTCGAGGTTCGACTATCACTACGAGCAACTACGAAGTCGAATTGAAGTCAGGCAAGATCGAACTTATGAGCGGTCAGTCTGAGCCCATCGTGGTGACGTATACCGGTGGGTATATACTGCCCGCTGAGGCCCCACCTGCATTGAAGCAAGCGACGATACTGCTAATACGTGAGGAGCGCATGCTCGCAATGCGCGCAAGCACCGCAGGCATTCGTGGCCTTACCCACAAAGAAAGCCGCGTGATCTTCTTCGACCCAGCAGCCGCGGCGAAGGCAGGTGCAGGAGGTGGGTGGTCGTCGCAACTGTCGGCAGCGAACAATCTGCTGATGCACTATGTCAGGATCAACGTCTGATGCCAGTCACTATCACTACAGGCAACGTCAACAAGTGGGCTGAGCGCATGGAGCAGCGTGGCGTCGACTTCGCTGCTAACGTCGTCAAGCAAGCTAAGAAGCGTCACGAGAAAGGACGCAAGCAAGGCTTACGCGCGTTCTCGAAGATCAAGCGGCGTAAGACTGAGGCGAAGCGGTTTGCGTTGCAGAAGCCACACATGACCGAGGCCGAGCTGATCGACAACGCAGCGGCCAAGTTCACAGATATCTTTAAAGACTGATGTACGATCAGTACGAGCGCATCGTGATTTTAGGTGGCCCGCGTTGCGGCAAGACTACATTGGCAAACAAACTAAATAGACTGACGTTTCACACCGATGATTTTAAGTTTCCACATCTACAGGAGTCCGGTGCCGCAGTGGTGCAATGGTTCGCCCGACCAGGACCCTGGGTGATAGAAGGAGTAGTCGCGATACTGGCGTTACAGGAATGGATGAGAATGTACGAGGTCGCCCCATGCGATTGCGTACTTGCAATGTGGACGCCAGTAGTAAAGCTGACTCCTGATCAAATTAGAATGTTTAACCTGCTCAGGAAGTATTGGTCGGGACTACCGCTCGATTTGAACGAGCGCGGTGTCGTAGTAAAACAAGTTCGTTGGAGACGGTAATGGGCGTCGATTATTCGACCATGATCTACGAGCCCAACTACAAGATGTGGGCGAGACCGGTGACGTTCTATCCGGTCGTGAGCCAGCCGGGTATCCCGAGTTTTGTCGGTCGCGGGATTTTCGGCACTGTGTCGATCGACATTATATCGATGGATGGTTCAGATGTTTCAGAGCAGCGTACTATTCTGGATATTTTGGAGCGCGAGTTTCCTGTACTACCTCAGCAGCAAGATCGTCTGTACATACCTCAAGACCGCACTACACCTGCAGCTGGCTGGTGGGAAGTAAATGACGTCTCCACTAACGGCGGCGGTGAAACGACACTAGCCCTTAGGCGTTGGATGGCTCCACGACCATGAGTTCACACAGCTCACAACTGCGCATTCACGGAAAGATACCGCACGTCCGCACTGTCACGCGCAGTGAGGCGATGCAAGTGCGCGATGGGATCATCTCGCGCCTGAGAGTGATGAGTCCATTCTGCGGCTTCACGTTCTCGCGCAGTCACGCGTTCAAGGTTATGCCGGACAAGATGCCGTATTGCTCGGTGTACTTCTTGGGAGAACAGTTGTCGCCTGATGGCGATGCCAATGCCGGCGAGGTGACTTTTCATTCGATCGTGAGGATCGGCTTCAGCGTGATGCTGATCAACAACGATCCAGACGACATGGAGGATAAGCTCGACGACTACTACCAGGTCATCTTTCGTGGTCTGCTACGCGACTCGACCTTGTACAATAACCCAAGTGCGCGCATCCAAGGATACGTGCAAGGCATGCGTCAGCACGTGTATGGCGCGGTGGGTTTTCAGGAGCACGAGACGCCTTACGCCGAACTGAGGGCCGAGCTTCAGTGCGACCTCGGCGCGATCGAGTACGAGCCGCTAGTCGAGGACATGCTCGAGACTATCCACGTCGAGACTGTTCACCCACCCGGAGACACGCAGAACCAGCACGTGTTCTCCTTCTACGATCTGGATCAAGGAGAATGATCATGGCGAGAGTACTTGCAGCAAACGACGAGATGGTGAAGGCGTTGATCCACCCCATCACCAAGGTGGGTTTTATCGACACCGCGACTGCGGTGACGTGGCCCGACGACCAGTTCACCGCGCGGCGTATCATCGACGGCGATGTGCTGATCGAAGGTGCGACGAAGGAAGAAGAAAGAAAACAGCCTGAAGTGCGGGAATAGGAGTGATGGGCATCGGTGCCCAAACATGGAGGTAAAGGAGAACAGCGATGCCAGTATCATTCAGCAACATTCCTTCCAATTGGCGGCAGCCGCTTTACTGGGTCGAGATCGATCCCAGCAAAGCCGGGCTACCCGTGTTCAGGCTTCCTGCCTTGCTCGTTGGCATCAAGACCTCGGTGGGCACTGCGCCCGTTGACACGCCTGTTCCTGTGGCGTCATCGGCGCAAGGCGACTCGCTGTTTGGCGTGGGCTCGCATCTCGCCCACATCTGCCGCGCGTTCTTCCGCAACAATGCGGCGCAGGAGACGTGGGCGTTGCCCGTGGCTGAAGCGGCGGGCGGCACTGCAGCAACAGGAACAATCACTTTTGTTGGCACTGCGACAGCGGCGGGGCAAATCGATCTTTACATTGGCGGCCATCACATACAAGTCATAGCCGCGGCTGGCGACGTCGCTGCGTCAATTGCGACGAACTTCAAAGCCGCGTGCGACAAAGATGTGACCTTGCCTTTCACTGCGGCAACTCCTGTCGCTGCTGCCACGACCATGACGTGCAAGTGGAAAGGCATTTCGGGCAACGACATTATCATGTCGGACTCGTACTACAATGGCCCCGGAGGCGAGAGCCTTCCTCCTGGCATCACTATCACTTACTCCAACCCAACGACGGGTGGAGGCGGTACGTTCAGTGGTGGTGCAGGCGTTCCCATATTCACCGCAGGCATTGCGGCCCTCGGCGAAATGGAGGCAGAGTATGTTTGCCTTCCCTTCACTGACTCGACGTCCTTGCTAGCGTGGGAGACCGAGTATGGGTTCTCCGACTCAGGGCGCTGGGGATGGATGCGACAGAAGTTCGGATCGATCTGGTCCGCCTTCCGCGGCACCTACGCCACGTGCTTGACCTTCGGGCAAGGGCGCAATACGCCACAGACGTCAATCATGGCCGTTGAAGCGTTGATGCCATCACCCATATGGGACGTCGCGGCGGCGTACACCGCCAAGGCGGCACGTGGGTATACCAACGACCCGGCGCGACCGCTGCAGAGCCTGCACCTCGACGGCATTCTCCCCGCTCGACGTCAGAACCGCTTCCTCATGAGCGAGCTCAATTCCCTTTCGCTCAACGGCATGGCGACACAGCGAACCGAGTCCGATAACGTGCCCATGATCGCACGAGAAACAACGACGTACCAGAAGAACCTGTATGGGTACGCCGACGACGCGTACACTGACGCGACCACGCTGGCGACTCTCGCTCGCCTGCTGCGCAATCAGCGTCAGGCGATCACGTCGAAGTTCCCACGCCACAAGATAGCGGATGATGGGACTCGCTTCGGAGCAGGCCAGGCTATTGTTACGCCCATGTCGATCAAGGCCGAGCTGGTGTCGCAGTATCGCATTGACGAGTTCAACGGGCTCGTTGAAAACGCCCAGGCATTCAAGGCCAACTTGATTGTCGAGCGTGACAGCAACGACCCAACGCGCGTCAATGTGCTCTACCCGCCTGACTTGATCAATGGCTTGAGGCTGTTCGCCGTGCTGGCGCAGTTCAGGCTGCAGTACAACCGCGGCGTTGACACGACTCTAACGACGGCGCAGATCGGCACCTTCAATTAGAACTGCCCTATCGATTTCCGAGGGCAGAACTCCCCATGGCGACAGCAAATGGGTCATGGGGCTTTTTACAGGAGGAAGTAAATGGCTCAACGTATCGCTGGCACCGCGTTCATGAAAGTGGACGGTGCGATCTATCCCTTGCGAGGCAACTTCACAGTCAGTCCATCGTCGCTCGAACGTGCGGGCATCTCGGGGCAGGATTACATCCACGGGTTCTCCGAGATGCCGCGCGTCCCATTCATCGAGGGTGACGTGTCGCTCGTGCCCAATCTATCGATGGACGACGTGCAGGCAGTGACTCAAGCCACTGTCACAGCTGAGCTGGCCAACGGCAAGGTCTACGTGTTGCGCGAGGCGTGGTGTCGCGCTGCTCTCGAGCTCAACACCCGTGAGGGCCAGGCTCGCATCCGCTTCGAAGGAGTGAGCTGCGACGAACTATAAGAGGACAACATGCCTGAAGAGAACAAACAAGTAAACGGCAAGGCAGTCGATCTGATCAAGATCGGATTACGGAAATCGGTCGTCGCTAACGGCGAGGAAACGAACGAGCTTGCGTTCCGTGAACCCACGGCCGGTGACATTGAGCGTCATGGCAACCCTGTCCTGCTCGATATGGCGGCTGATCCACCGAGGATCAGTTTCGACAGTCGCGCCATGACCGCAATGATGTCAGCGTTGGCAACAGTTCCTCCCTCGACTATCCGCCAGCTCCACCCAAAAGATTGGAATACTGCGGCGTGGATGCTGGCGGATTTTTTTCTTCCGGTGTTCTGACGGAGGATATCATCCTGGATTGTTACCGCCTCGCTAAGTACTACAGCCTCGATCCAGATGATTTCTTGAACAAACCGTTATCCGTAATTGCTCGTCATATGAAATGGACGAGCGTGTTGATCGAGCGACAACGGCCGCCCGAAGATGACTGAAAAAACTGAGTTCGAGATTGCGCTACGCGATAGCATCAGCCCTGGCTTGAAAGCAGTCGCACGTCAATTGAAGGAACTGAACGCCTCGGTCGTAGCATCGAGCACCCCGAGCGCGGCAAGCACTGATCACTTGACGCGGCAGACGACTCTCCTAGGATCAGCGGCGCGTAACACCTTGCGTGACCTCGAGGGCGTGGGGTCATTCCTGGTCGGCGCTGGCAAGGGAATACTAGGAGTGGGTGGAAGCATCGCGACGGTCAAAGCACTGGCGTCGTCGATCAGCAACCTCGCCTTGAGTCGCGTGCAGATGACGATGTTCTCAAAGGACACGCGCCTTGCGGCCGACGACGTTCAGAAGCTACGCGACGCTCTCAGTGCGATGGGCATGGCCGCGACGAACGCCGATAGTGTTATCTCGAACTTGAGCGGCAAGTTGCAGGAGATGCAGGCGTTCAAGCAGGACAGTCAATTGTGGAAAGACCTGTCGAGGATGGGCGAGGGCGGCGTAAGGCTCGCGAATGAATTGATGAACGAGAAGGATGTGATGAAATCAATCCGTCGCATCTTGGAGGTGTACAGGACGCAAGGAACGCAGGCTCAGATCGCACTCGAGCGCATGCTCGGCGTCCCCGCGTCAGTGTTGCAGAACTTGGAGCAAGAACTCGGCAAGGTTAGAGACCGTCCACAGGTGTCCGAGAAGATCGCTCAAGACTTTCTCGACAACCAGATTAAGCTGAGCAATCGCTTGAACACTGAGTGGGTATTGTTCGCAACGCACGCCATGGAGGAGATCAACAAGTTCTTTGACGAGATTGACGAGGAGACGTGGGGCAAAACACCCATCGCTGATTTCTTGATCAGTGAGTTCGACCACGTCACCACTAAGATCAAGGCGACGAAGGAGGAGCTAGAAGCGATCGACAAGTTCGCCAAAGATCTGTCTGAAAGACTCGGTAAACCCACTGACGTTCGCGATCGATTGCGCGAGTCGCTCAACCCATTCTTCCCCAAGCAGAGCTGGGAGGACAAGCCGCTTCAGCAACTGAAGACCGACCAGAACAAGTTGCTGAGAAGCATTGACGACGCGCTAAAGAACCTGTTCGGAGGAGGCGGCGAGCCCGGAGCAGGTGTCGGCACAGGCGCAGGTGGTGAGTCAGGAGGCGGTGGAGGCGGAGATGATACCGGTCCTCCCGCTGTCAGATCACGTGGTGCACGAGGCGGTGAGCGAACAGGTGCGGATGACACCACAAAAGGTGACACTACGACAGGGGATGCCAGTGTCGTACCTACCTCTCCTGAAGTGCGAGACAAGACCGGAGTCGCGGGATTTATCGTGCATCACACTGGTGGGCGTGGCGATCCTCGCAGCGTGGTTGAGGACTGGCGAGCGCATCGTCCTGGCGTTGGGACGCGCTACATCACGGACCGCCAGGGCAACATTCACGATGTGTGGTCGGAGTACAACTATCACCCACAGGGCATGGGTGGTGGCATCCTGCCAGGATGGGGCCGAGGTGTAGGCCTGTCCAATCGCAACGTCGTCGGTATGGAGGTGGTCGCACGCAATGACCGTGACGTAACAGACGCGCAAGTCGAGGCGGTGAGAAAGTTTCTTCGAGAAAAATTCGCCGACGTTCCCGTGTATGGTCATGGCGAGGTCAATCCTGGTCACAGGGAAGCAGACGAAGGTATGCGGATCGTCGGTGCGGTCCGTGCTGAACGTCAGAGCCAACGTGCGACGATGGACAGTGCAAGCGATAGCGTATGGAAGAAAGGTACATCGTCCATCAAGTTCAATTTCAACAATGTGCCAGAAGGCGTCAAGACGAATGTCCAAGCTGGTGGTTCATTCACCAATGTCGAAGTGAGTCGTAAGAGTGCGATTGAAGAGAGAGCGCCTGACTGATGCCACGCCAAGAAGAAATGGAGATCGCCCTTCGCGACAGCATCAGCCCTGGGCTCAAGGCGATCGCACGCGAGTTGAAGGCGTTGAACCAAGCGGCGAGAGAAGCGGCTTCAGGGACAACCCAAGAACTCGACAACATCGAGAAGCGCACGAAAAACTTGAGCGAGTCGTCGCGTCAGACGATGCGCAACATGCAGGAGATGTTCTCGCGCGTCCTCGATTACGGCAAGGCCATCGTCGGGATCGGAGGCACCGTCGAGGCGGTCAAGCAACTGACCCACTCCTTGACTGAGCTCGCCGAGACGCGCGTTCAACTGGAGATGTTCTCACTCGACACGCGCATTGGTGCTCAGGATATAGACACCATGCGCAACGCCATAGGGAGGATGGGCATTGAGGCCAAGCAAGCCGATCAGTACATCGCGGCCATGTCCGACAAGTTGCAAGAACTCAACGCGAGGCGCGAAGGCTCGCCGCTGTTTCAAGAACTGTTGAAGATGCCAGGAGGCGCGGCGTTCGGGCAACGACTGCTCGCTATTCCTCAGGGTCCTGACCAGATCAAGCAACAGATCAAAATGATCACTGACACGATCAAGGACGAGTCGCCTGGAATGCAGTTCGTCATCGCCAAGATGTTCGGCATCCCTCAGTCAGTGCTGATCAGCTGGGACGAATACATGGAGAAGGCGCAGCGAGTGTTGCGCGTTCCTCCTGAAGTGGCTAAGGCATACTACGACAATCTCAAGGACGTGCAGGACAAGATTGACGACGAGTGGAACCTCTTCGGCGCGCACGCGATGGAGGCTATCAACAAGTGGTTCAACGACTTGAAGGGAGTGGGTGACCAGCACAAGGACGACCACCCCATCAGCAACTTCTTCATCGGCGAGTTCGACGGCATCACCAAAGCAATCCAAGGCACGGTCGAAGAGATCAAGTGGTTCAAGCAGACGTTGCAGGATGTAGTCGATTGGTGGCGCCCCGACTTGAAGAAGGGACGCGAGGACGTCGAACGTACGGGCGAGCCCGGCAGTCCTTACTATGGACCCGCAGCGCCTAAGGGAAAACCTGGCGCAGGTGTGGGCACTGGGGCAGGCGGCGAGAGTGGGGCAGCCATAGCTGATGAAGTGCGGCGACAAGAGGAAACTAATAAATTGCTCGACAGCATCAGGCAGTCGCTAGAGCGCGAAGGTACTGCCGGTTACGGCGTTGGGTTGCGTCACCCCGGTGGCGCGATGCAGGCTAGGGTCGGTGGCTTTCGACCGATGCGAGGCGCACGTGGCGGCGGGGGGCGTGGTGCTGGTGGTACGGACGAAGGGCCGGTAGGACCCGCAACGGGTGCACTCGCTGACAGGATTGGCGAAGCCAAGAGGGCATTCGAAGAACAGTTGCGCAAGGAGGGCGTGCCGGAAGCGAACGTCAAAGAAGCAGCCAATCTTTTAGCCGGGCAAGCGCTAGCAGAAAGCTCGATGAACCCGCGCACTAGTCACGATCAGGGCACTGGGTATGGCATCTACGGTGCGCGCTTAGAACGACGCGCGGCGATGCTGGCGTGGATGAAGGCGAACGGCTACGCCCCAGATAGTCTCGAAGGACAGGCGAAGTTCATGGCGCACGAAGCCATGAGCAGCGCTTATCCCCGCACACGTGGTGCATTGATGGGCGCTGATCCAGCATCTCGAAGCGAACGTACTGACGCCATTACGCGCGAGTTCGAGCGTCCAGCAGTTATTAACCCACGCACGCGGCAAGTCGACAGGGCGGCCGCCACCACTATGGATGAATACCAGAAACGCGATATGTGGAAGGAAGGTACCGCCGAGGTGCGCGTCGACTTCGGGGACACCAAAGAACGCAACAAAGAGAGCAAGCCTGACGGCGGGGTGTTCAAGCCGTTGAACAATGAGCGCGAGCCGCAGTCGCCCAAGTCGGGAAACCCGGCGACGTTTTCCGATCGTTGGTATTTTCAATAATGGTAGGAAAAGCTACAGAGCAGGCGATGCTCCTCGTTAACGGCCAGGAGTTCAGGGACTGGGAGACAGTGTGGGTGCGTCACGCCGAACGCGAGCAGCCGCCCTACCGCTTTCGCTTCACCTGCTCCGAGGTCATGCCGATCGCCAAGAACTGGGGCGTACTGCAAGTCAAGCCGGGCGACACGTGCGAAGTATACCTCGCCGGTATCAAAGCGATCAAGGGCAAGGTCTCGACCCGCCAGGTGTACTACGACAAGCGACGTCACTACATCGAGATACAAGGCGCGACCTTCACCTTAGACCTGTCAGGCTCGAGCCCGATCAACAAGACGATGGAGCATAAGAACGTCACCTTCGAGCAACTGGCGCGATCGCTGCTCAAGCCTTACAACATCCCTTTCAAAGTCGAAGGCGGGCAACTGTCACAACTGAAATTTCCGCGCGTCTCGTTGATGCACGGAGTCAGCGTGTTCGATCACTTGGACCTATACTCGCGCGCCGTAGGCGCATCATTCACCAGCGACGCTGAAGGATCATTCGTCGCGCTCGCAGGACCAGGAGGTGGGTCAGACTCGGTGGTCGAGGGCGAGAACATCCTGATCGGGCGCGAGATAATCTACAACGCCAGCATGGAGTCGTCGCTCCCTGCGATGGGGCAGCAGACGGGTAACGACGACAAGCATGGAGCCGACGTCACCCACAAGCCGTTCTCGCAGGAGCAGATGCAACAGCTGGGCAAGTCGTTCATGCCGTTCGTTATCCCTTCTGAGTTACCCACCGCTGACGTCAATCACTTGAAGGGACGCGCACAGACTGAAGGGGGTTGGCTCGCCGAAGATCAGATCACGGTATTCGCGACAGTGTATGGTTGGCTCAGGCCTAGCGGTGGGTTGTGGGATCGTAATCAGACGGTGCATGTCAAGAGCCCCATGCTGATCATGGATCAAGACCTGCAAGCGAAGTCAGTGACCTTCACACAGGACTCCAGCGAGGGCACACGCACGACACTCGAGCTATGTAACAAGAACGCACTGAAGGGAATGATGCCCGCTCTAAAGAACCCATGAGGTCAACATGGCGAATGAACGACAAACTCTCTCGATGCTCGCCAATCAAGTGCGACTCAGCTGCTCGCGCGCCACCTGCCGCGAGTTCGACGATGACCATTTGATGCAGCAGATCAAGCACGCCGACGTCTATCACTCTGAGACGCCCAGCGACTTCGAGCGATGGCAGATGGTGGGTATAACTGCTACGCCCTTGAAGCAAGACGAAGACCAGCAGCAGCAACAGTCCAAGTCATCGCAGAATGAAGAGGGCGATTGGAACCATAATCAACCGCAGGGTAAGGCAGCTGAGGCGGTTATGCTTTATCCAGGCGGTGCGCGCAGTCATCCTATCGCTATGGTGGATGATAGACGTGTACGGCCGTACAAGGTACCAGCAGGTGCCTCGGCTTTTTACGCGGCTTCGGGCACTGGCCAGATGGTTTATCACAATGACGACGGGTCGTCGGTCGTGACGACGAACAATCCGAAGTATGGCAAGGACGAGAAGGAGAAGGATCGCTACGCCTCGATCCGCCACGTTGAAAAGAAGCCACAAGAACGCACCAAGCAGTCGGGCGAAGGCGGTGGTGGCGGCGACACTGGCGACAGTGGCAGCGGCATGAGTGGGTCGTCCCAGCCGTACAAGCACGAGGGCGAAAGCGTCAACATGGAGGTGCGCGTCACCAAGTCGCGCATTGAGTTTCGCGATGGGGATACGGTCGTGGGTTATTACGACAAGCAGAACAAGCGCTGGTCGTTCACCGGCGAGATGCGACTCGGCGACGACAACGCGACAGACCCGATCTATGGTGTCAACAAAGACAGCGGCAAGGGACAGACGACTGACACGACGGGCAGTGGGTCTGTGCTGATCAAAACGACGAAGCCAGGACCACCCACCTCTGGTGATATCAATCCATGATCATGCCGCCCGAAGACTCGTTGATGAAACAGGTCCTCGGGTTCGACTGGAGCACTGACCTCATACTGATGCTGACTATCCTGTGCTCGCTTGTCGGGTTGTGGTGGGTGTACATTTGCGACGAGTTCGAAGATGACTCAGATCTCTGACTATCACAACGCCTGGCGCGACATGCTGATGCAGCAGGCGTCGTTTCGCGGCGTGATTTTCCACGTCGAAACTGGAGCGCGGCTATCAGGACGTCGCGCGGTGTTGCACGAGTATCCCAAGAAGAACGACCCGACCGCTGAGGACATGGGGCGTCAGGCGCGCCGGTGGAACTTCTCGGGCTACTTGATCTATCGCCCAGCCAATCCCCTATACGAATACACCGCGCAACGGCAAGCGCTGTACTCGGCCCTCGAGGACGATGGGGCAGGGCGACTCGTGCATCCTGTATTCTGCGCAGGCGGAATGCAAGTGATGTGCGAACGCTACACCATGGTTGAGAACCGCAACCGCGGCGGCTTCACTGAGTTCGAGATGCAGTTCGTAGAGGCGGGTTCTACGAGCACGTTGCAGATGGTCAACACCGCGTCGCAAGTCAACGGGCAGGCGTCAGCGACCGACTCGTCGGCCACCAACATGATGAACAATGCACCGACTGACAGCGTGTGGAGCAAGGGCGCGCCAGCGTTCAGGGCATTCGGATGACAATCGCAAGCGAACGCCAGCAACTACAAACTATCATCGACCACATCTGCACTTACATGCTGCAGATGGTGTCGGCCGAAGGCGAGCAAGCGGCTGAGCTGCGTCGCCGCGTGGGCCTGGTGCGCGTCAATGGTCTGTTCTACATACAGCAGAAGACCTTCGGCTCGCGCCTGTGGGATTGCTTTGACACTGCGCGTACCTTGCCCATCACCGCAAGCGTCGTGGCGATGGTGCGATATCAGATCAGCCAGGAGCAACCCGCCGACATGATCGCCACGCTCGTGGTCGAGACCGCCATTATCTTCTGTCTGACGACCGAATGCATATTCATCACGCAGACCGAGTTCAAGAGTCGCGACGACGTGCAAGTAATGATGGACCGCATGTCGAAAGCCTTCAACGATGCGCGCGAGCAAGCGGCCGATCGCATGGACTCATTGACCTATGAGAACCTCACGACTCTCGGTGGGTCAATCATCAACCACCTCAACTCAGCGTCCCTCGCCTTGCCCCGCATGGTGCGTTTCGAGTACGCCACGTCGTGGCCTGCGCTGACGCTCGCGAACTTGATCTATCAGGATGGGTCGAGGTGGCAAGAACTGGTGGACGAGAACAAAGCTGTTCACCCACTCTTCATGCCCAGGTCTATAGTAGGACTTAGCGCATGACCGATATCCGAGTCATTGAAGCAGTCAATCTCGAGCAGATGATGATGGATTGGCTGCTGCTACCCAATGGCACGCTCGACACGACCAACGAGCTAGCGAGTGCGGTGAGCGTCGCGCTCGGGACGAACCGCCTCGCGAGCGAAGAGGATGTGCTGCCTGATCCTGACTCGTCAGACCGACAAGGATGGTGGGGCGATTATCAAGCCGAGGAGATATGGGGAGGATGGCCCATCGGTTCTCGCCTCTGGCTCTTGCGCCGAGCGAAGATCACCCAGGCCCCATCACGCGAAGGCTCGACTCTGCAACGGGCGCGCGACTATTGTGTCGAGGCGTTGCAGGCGTTTGTCGATCAACAGATCTGTACTTCGTTCGAGGTTACGAGCATACGCCCTGACGTCGATCGAATTTATGTGGCCGTCACGATATACCGTGGGCCCAAAGTCGCCATAGACCTTCGCTTTCAAATCCTGTGGGAGCAGCCGTAATGCCTTGGTCAACACCATCGCTCCGAACGGTTCGCGAGATGGTGCGAAACGACGTGACCGCTTCACTGCAAGGCGCGGTGCTCGTCGCAAACTCAGTCCTACGCGTCATGTCAGACACGATGGGCGGTCTCGCCCACCTCGTGCTCCGATACATCGACTGGCTCGCCTTGCAACTGTTGCCCGACACCGCCGAGCAGGAGTGGCTCGACCGTCACGGCAACATATGGCTGGTCAACGCTGACGGCAGTACAGGGCGCAAGGCGGCGACCTACGCGCATGGCGAAGTATCGATCACCGGTCAGCCTGACTTCATCATTCCTGATGGCACCCAGTTGTCAGGATTGGGCATCATCTATGCAACGACTGAAGACGTCACCATCGGAGTCACATCAGTCAACGCGCCCGTGCGCGCACTGACCGCAGGCACGGTGGGTAATTTAGACGCGGGTCAGTCGATGGACTTCGTCACTCCCATCGCAGGCGTCAACTCGTCGGCGACAGTCGTGGAGATAGTGGGTGGCACTGACACTGAGACTGACGACCAACTGCGCGCTCGCATTTTATTCCGCATTCGTAACCCACCCATGGGTGGCGACGCCGCGGACTATGTGCAATGGGCCCTTGCTGTCCCCGGCGTGACGCGCGCATGGTCCGCCGTCGAGCAGGGCATTGGGACGATGACCGTGAGATTTTTGATGGACGATTTGCGCGCGAGCAACGACGGTTGGCCCGAGCCGGGGGATGTGACGACAGTCGCTGATTACATCGACTCACAGCGCCCTGTGACCGTCAAGGACTGCTACGTGCTCGCTCCGATCAAGCAGCCGATCGACTTCACCATATCGAACCTCGTGCCCGACACCGATGAGGCGAAAGCCGAGATCGAGGTCAGCATCAAGGCCATGCTGTTCGAGCGCGCGTCTCCCGGGCAAACGATCTTCGCCGTGTGGAAGTCGTACGCGATCATGAACGCCGCGAGCGTGCAGTCGTTCGATCTCGACAACGACGCTGACGACGTGATGCCATCACTCGGCCACATGGCCGTACTCGGGACGATTTATTACCCGCCATGAGCGATCGACATATCAGACGCGACGGCTCGTCGTACCGCGAGGCATTCTTCGGACTGCTTCCACAAGGTATCGCTTGGCCGAGGTACGCCATCAACGGCCCGATATGGCAAGTGATCGATGGGCTGACGAAGTACTGGGGCACAGTCGACGCACGCGCGGCGGACCTGCTCGAGCAGGAGAGCGACCCACGCCTGACCATCGAACTGTTGCCTGACTGGGAGCGCAACTGGGGCCTGCCCGACATATGTTACAACTCGCCGGTGACGACGCGAGAGCGACAGCTCGCGCTCGTGCAACGCATGACGATACAAGGTGGTCAGAGCCGACAGTTCTTCATCGATGCGGCCGCCTACATAGGCTACACGATTACGATCACTGAGTATCGCCCTTTCATGGTGGGCATTGATCGTTGTGGGGACAGTCGTGTGTACGGCGATGGGACGCCAATGCACGATGAGTGGAACCGCCCCATCCTCGACCCTGATGGTACGCCTGTCGCGCAAGGTGAGCTGAGCGAGTGGCCGAGCTATGGGCTAGGCCCTCCAGAGAACCGATACTACTGGACCGTGCATGTTCACCAGGCGAGCCTCACGTGGTTTCGCGTCGGCGGAGGCGGTGGCGAGTGCGGCGTCGATCCTCACTTGCGCATCGGCCTGGCGACTGACCTCGAGTGTTTCCTCAATCGCTGGAAGCCAGCGCATACGCAGATCATATTCGATTACTCGATACCGACTTTCGTCAGCGCGGTGGGTAAGGCGCAAGGGTTCGGATTTGCCTACGGGCAATCGCAATAACTTGGAGTCTGCATCATGAAGTACAACCAACCATACGGCATTAGCGATCCCAATGCCGGATACATCAATGGCAATCCGGCCACAGGCACGCAGGGCTCGATCCCACCCGCCGAGTCGATCGAGTATCCCCAGCGGGAGATCGTCGCGCTGGTGGGCAAGAGCGCGATGGCCCCGAGCAACTCCGACCTGACCCAGTTAGCCAAGGCCGTACAGAACTCGCGCGTGCAGTACGCGGTCGACACAGGATCGCTCAACGCCATGAGCGCGGTGTTCGATCCGCCTATCACTGCATACACGCTGGGCATGACCATCCGCGTGCAGCAGAACATCGCCAATATCAACGACGCTAGCCATCTCACGTTGACTCTCAATGCTGGCGCAGGGTCAGCGAACGTCAGATTGAACGATGGTACTATTCCTGCCACCGCTGCGCTCAAGGCTGGCGGCATCTACGAGTACACCTTCGACGGCACCAACTGGCAGATGACTAACTTCGGTGGCGCTGGCGGAGGCGCACCGACTACGACCTTCATCAATATCCCTTACGTCGCCGACTCGTCGGGCGTCGCTAACACTGTCACCGCGAACTTCTCCCCAGCGATCACTACGCTCACTGCTGGCACTACGATCGAAGTGAGGATCGCCAACGACAACAGCGGTCCGACTAATATCACGGTCAACGCTAACCCATCAAAATCGATCCGCAACGTGGATGGGACGACGCTGCTAGGCAAGTCTTTGGTCGCTGGCCAGATCGCGCTGCTAGTCTATGACGGTACGAACTTCCAGCTCCTCAGCGTCAGCGCGGCCGCGGCCAAGAACAAGAAGTTCTTCGCAGGCAAGTCTGGAGGATTGCAGAACTTCGCGACGGGGTCTACGTGGTTGGATGTGATCTTCGACACCTATACCCAACCAGCATTCGGGACCTTCAACGGCGTGACCTTCACCTTCAGTCAGGCCGGCACCTATATGATCTTCTCGGGCGTCTACAATGGCATATCATGCTCAGGGGCGAACTACATCCACACCGCTGGCAATTTCATCTATAATGGATTGGGTGCTCCGGGTTATGGCGACGCGCAGAACTTCGCCAGCTCTGGAGGATCGTACAAGTTGATCAGCTGGGGGTTTGTCGTCGTAGAGGCCAACGTCGGCGATACCTTGAAGGTTCAATCATCAGTCGGCAGCACGGGTTTCGTCGGCGGCTCTATCGAGCCGTCGAGCTCAACCCTGCTCGGCATTGCGCGTATGGGAGTGTAAGATGCACTTGTACAAGCACATCATGGAGAAGAGTGGAAGATCATACTTCGATCTATTCACCGGCGCTGATCCGCTAGTCAGGATGGAGCAGACGCAAGACGGCGGAGTGTTCATCACCAAGTGGGACAAGAGCCTCGGCAAGCAACCCACACCTGAGGAGATCACTGAAATATTCGCCAAGCCTGAGCCCGAGGAAAAGCACGAGACGACGCCCAAGACAATCGACAAGAAGACTAAAGCTCGCGCGCTCGACCTGCACGCCAAGGCGCTGAGGACTAACCCACACTACAAGGCAGCGTGGGACGATCTGATCGCGCAGCTGTACTCGAAGGAAGCATGAGTCATGGCAGGCCCGGCCTATTACACCGTAGCGGTGAACATCGCGAAGAACGAAGACTGGGTCGTTCCTTTCGTCTATCAGACGTCGGCGGATGACGTCACCTTCACCCCGATTGATTTGACCGGGTCAGTGTTTCGGTTGCAGATACGCAAGAGGGAGAGCGACCATCAAGCCATGGTGTACATACAGTCGCCGGACGATGGGATCACTATCACTGATGCTGTCAACGGGAAATTCCAAATCGCGATCGAGCGATACCGCCTTGTCGACTTAGAGGCAGGAGAGTACGTCATCGACTTGATCCGCGAAATGACCAACGGTTTTGACGAGCGGTTGTTCGAAGGCACCGCGACCGTAGTCGAAGGTACGACGCGATGACAGGCCTGCCACTCATACAAGTATTCGACGGTCTCACGAGGATCAACCTCACTGGGATTGAGCCGGCGTCACCCGTCGAGGACTTGGGCGACGCCCCGCTCGACGGCAAGACTTACGGCCGCATGAACGCAACGTGGGTGCAGGTGCTACCCATCAGCGGCGGCGCGTTGACCAACTTCCTGACGCTCAACGCGGACCCGACGTCGGCCCTGCACGCCGCGACGAAGCAGTACGTGGATAACCTGTCGGGAAGAGTGCGTTACGACGCCGCGCAAACATTGACGGCCGTGCAAAAGAAACAAGTGATCGCGAACACTGGGAGCCACAAGGGCTACTTCTGGGTCAACCGCAATGGCGTCAATCAAACCGGCGTCAGTGCCGGGTTTAATAAAATACAGATGAACAATGAGGTGGTGGACGCGCAGTCGTGGTTCGATGCCGTCACTAATTTCAGGTATCAACCGAACGAACCCGGCTATTATTATTTTCATCTCGCCGTTGCTCAGATCGGGGCGGGCTCGTCAGAAACTTGTCAAGCTGCCATCTCCAAGAATGCGTCCAACGTGGCGGTGGGAACGTATGCTCCCACTGGGTTCTCGAGTTGGTACAGTCAAGTGGACGTGATAGTCGCATTGAATGGAACGACGGACTACGTGGAAGCGGCGATGTATGTTCCCACCGGCGTGACCGCCATTGCTGGCAACACGGCCACCACGTTCTTCCTCGGTTGGAAGATCGGTGAACTCTAAGGAGTGAAAAGTCATGAGCGTTTCTTTGACCGTAGCCCCGATTGGGCCGATGGGACCTCCGGGCCCTGCAGGCACAGCAGGCCCGCCCGGGACGGCCGGCGCGATAGGGCCGCAAGGGCCAACAGGACCCACTGGGGCGACAGGCCCCGCAGGACCCCCAGGAGGTTTGGGCGAAGCCCCGAGTGACGGCAACCTTTACGGTCGCTTGAACGCCGCGTGGGTGCGAGGATTGCCGATCGCTGGCGGCACGTTGACAGGCGCGCTAGTGCTGAGCGCTGATCCCACGATCGCCCTGCACCCTGCGACCAAGCAGTACGTCGATAATCGCATCGTGCGCTACGACGCGGCGCAAAGCTTGACCACGGGTCAGAC